CGCCCGTCACGACGTGGATAAACGGGCCACCGGGTTCCGCCAGGGCGAAAAGGGCTACCCAACCCCAGGCCGAGTAGCCTGGGATTTATGGGGCGGCGATGCGGGTGCTAGCTGGTCGAAGGCCCAGTGGGAACGTATCCAGGCAGCCGAAAAGGCAGGCAATGGCGATGCGTTCCTTTTTGCGGAACTCGACGCGTTCGAGGCGTATGCAGCCCGCCGGGTAGGACGACCCAATAGCCGCCCGTTCGAGTTCCTGCTAGCACCTGCCGCACTCAATAAAGTCCTCGGCGAACAGCCAGCAGTCGTCAAGGCAGCGACCGACCGGGTTCGTGTAGAACGCCTGATGAACGGCGTTTCTGACCACATCGTTGATGCTGCGGATAGCCTCCAGCGGTCGATTATTGACCGGGCGGAGTTCGTCGGCGGCAGTGTTGATAAACTGCGCGAGGCGGTCGTTGCAGTGTTCAACATCGGGAGCCGACGGCGCTTCCCCGACCAGGGCAAGACCCTTGGCGAGGCGGTAATTGAAGGCCAGCAACTCTACCTCGAAGGCTTCGGGGACGATATCCTTGCCGGTGCCTACGATGACATTCTGCGCTCCGCTGCCGTTCGTGAGCGGGCGAACCTGTATACTGCCTCTATCTGGTCGGCGCACGAACAGGGCCGACTTGCCGATGCAACTGACGGCGGCGATGTCGAGGTAACCATCACCTGGCACTCCAGCCACGATGACCGTACCTGCCCAGATTGTGCGGCACTTTCTGGTCGCAAGTTCACCGAAGCTACGCTGCCGTTCTTCCCCGGCCAGAGTGGCTTCGGTGGTGGCACAGCATGCGGGCCTGCGTGCCGTTGCTATCTCACCTATAAGCGGGAGGACTAACGTGGACACCGCAAACCGCGCCTGGGCGCTTGCCTTGCTGGAGTCTATGCGCTGGGGGGAGATAACATTCACGGTCAAGGACGGCCGTGTTGAACTGGCCCGTAAACTAGAGACGGTGAAACCGGCAGATGGAGGTGCGAATGCCTGACCTGAAAATGCTCGACAAGGCCGATATCTTTGTTCCGTTCGCGAAAAGTGAGCGCCAGCAGGACGGCTCCGTATTGGTGTACGGCAAGGTCACCGACGCCACGGTTGACCTCGACGGCCAGATTGCCGACCCCTCATGGTCGAAGGCGGCGCTTGCCGACTGGTTCGAGCGAGCCGCCAACATCCGCGAGATGCACCAGCCCAGCGCGGTCGGTAAGGGTGTCGAACTAGTACAGGACGGCGACGCCACCTATCTGAAGGCCAAGATTGTTGACCCCGTGGCTGCCACCAAGGTGACGGAGGGTGTCTACACCGGGTATTCCTGGGGAGCCAAGCGCCCAATCGTCGTGCCTGACCCGACCAAGAAGGCCCCCGGAGGCATCATCAAGGGCGGACTCATCGTTGAGGTAAGTGTGGTAGACCAACCCGCCAACCCTGCGGCGACCTTCACGCTAGCTAAGATGTCGTTCGAGGAAATGAACGCCATCGACCCAGACCTAGCGAAGCGTGAGTTCAGCACCGAAGAGCGCGAGCGCATGTCCGAGTCCGGCACAGCAATGCCTGACGGCAGTTACCCGATTGCAAACCGAAACGACCTGAAAAACGCCATCCAGGCATTCGGTCGGGCCAAGAACCCCGAAAAGGTCAAGGAGCACATCATGCGCCGGGCGCGAGCGCTGAAACTGGACGATATGATTCCTGAGAACTGGACATCCAAGACTAAGGCCGCCGAGGGCGATGCTACGACCGAAGGCGAACAGGTCTCCAAGGTCGAGCAGGTCATGAAGCTTGTGCGTGAACTGATTGCCGAAGAGGCGATGGAATCCCACGGCGATGACGAGACCCAGTGCCTTGAGGTGCTCATCAGCGCCCTTCGCACGCTCTCGATGTTCCGCGACATGGAGAACGAAGAAGTCGAGGAGATGCTGGAGATGGCCGCCGCAGCTAGCCTCGTGAAGGCTGGCCGTGCTATCTCTAAAGCGACCGAGGGCCATCTGTTCCAGATGCACGACGCCATCACCAAGCTGATGGGCGACAAGATGTGCAAGGGTTACATGGCGGCGGCGATGGCTGACGAAGAGGACGAAGAGGACGACAAGGAACCCGCACCCGCCACGAAGGCGCTTGGCGTAGAGAGCGTGACTCGGCAGGAGTTCGACGCACTAAAGGCCGAGCTGGCTAAACTGGCAGCACTGCCTGCTCCGTCCCCGGCGTATTTCGGCGGTGCTCGTACCAAGGTGGTCGAGCAACCGCAGCAGAACACGATGAAGGCCACGATGGCCGAACTGGCGAAGTCGGGCGACCCCGCGACACGCCAAGAGGCCCAGCGCTGGCTCGATACCAACAAGGAGTAACCAATGAGCGCTGTTTCCCCCGACCTTATCAAGTCCGTGCAGCGGGCAATGCCCGAAGCGCCCCTGGAGCGTGCCGTCGAGGCTGCCCAGGCATTCAAGGATGCGGTCTCTACCCCTATTCACCCCGACAAGCTGGAGCCGGGGATGCGGACGCTGCTCGACATCCAGAGTGGTGGTGCTCTCACCAAGTCGGCAGGTATGACCGACTGGATGAGCGGCGTCAACTCCGCGATGGCTGAACTGGGCAAGGAAATCGCGTTTATCCCGAACCTGCCCACTAACCTGCCGCAGTTCAACGTGTTTGACCTGAGCGGCCCTGCCTCGCAGCTGTACCCGGTGCTGTCCCCGTTCCGCAATAAGATTGCACGGCGCGGCAACGGCCGCGGCGGCGGTCATCTGGCGAAGGTCATCACCGCCATCAGCGGTTCGGGCACCGGTCTGGGCGACATCAGCCCGTTCGTCAGCTCGACCAGTGTCCCGCTGGCGCAGCCGAACCTGGAAGCCGCCCGTGGTAACGCCTACTCGTTCAGCACGGCTGACCGTATCTTCCAGTTCCAGTCTTCTGCCATCTACGGCTCGGTGACCCTCTCCGAGTTCGTGGCCTCGCAGGGCTTCCAAGACACCCAGGCGCTGGTTGCGACCCAGAACCTGCAGGTTGCCATGCAGCAGGAGGACAAGGCCCTCCTGTTCGGCCGGAACAGCCTCCTGAGCACCCCTGCCCAGCCCACCGGCGTGGCCCGTGCCGTGGTTACTGCGGCTGGCGAGGTCGGCATCATCGGCGTGGGTGCGATGGGCACCAACGTGTACGCCAAGGTCACTGCCGTAGGCGCTTTCGGCGAGACCGCCGGTAGCGTGGCCTCTGCCGCGGTGAATATTGCCCAGGCTGCTACCCGCGTGGTGGACTTCTCGTGGACGTCGGTGAGCGGCGCTCTGGCCTACAACGTGTACGCCTCGCTGGCCGACAATGGCGGTGTCGACCCTGGCGATGGTAGCCGGTACTACTACGGCACCAGCGGCTGGACGTCGTTCACGGTCGGCGCTGCTGGCCGCGTGACCTCCGGCAACACTGTCCCTACTGCCGACACCGGCACTGGCGACACGAACGGCTACCAGGGGTGGATCCAGAACAGCACCGCCAATGGTGCCTATACCAAGAGCCTGGGCACCTCGCTGACCGGTTGCAGCATCACGGCCTTCCAAGATGCGTTTTTCAGTTTGTACCAGTCCACTAAGGGGAACCCGGACGAAATCTGGGTCACCCCGCAGGTGCGTCAGGACGTCAGCCAGCTGATTATGAATGGCGCTACCCAGCCGTACCGCCTCACCTACGACCCGAACCAGCAGGGCGGGGTTATCGCTGGCGTGTTCGTGCCGACCGTGCTGAACGAGACCACGGGCAAGGCCGTGCCCCTGACCGTGGAGCCCTGGCTGCCCAAGGGCAACGCCGTCATCGCCCAGTACACCCTGCCGTTCGCCACCGCCTTCGGCAGCAACCTGTGCGCTGAGGTCGTGTGCGTGCAGGACTACATGCAGATCCAGTGGCCCATGACCACCCTGCGGTACGAGAGCACCGTGTGGTGGATGAGTGTGTTGTCTATGATTGCCCCGACGTTCCAGGGCTGGATCCACAACATCGCCCACAACGCTGACGCTACGGTCGGCCCGCTCAGCTAGTGCTTTACTTGGTGGATTGGGGAGGCAGCGGGCTAGGAGATGGGGCAGCCCACTCCTGGCGGGTCGTAGACCCGGTGACTAAGACCGACCTGGGGCAGTTTCTGCACCTCGAAGTCCTGGCACCGTGCCGCCTCCTCAATCTACCAGACGTGTTTATGGAGCATTCGCCGCTCAAGGGCTGGATGGAGGTTGAGGGCATCCTCACGGTGAACGGAACAACCGCAGTGATCATGAGGGAGTCAAACGATGGCTAGGGTTGACCTAGGCTCTGGAATCGCAGCAGGCCTCGATATGCCTGGCCGCAAATATAACGCCAGGGGCGGCTATGTCGAGGTCAGCCATCCGGTAGACTTGGCCGCAATCAAGGCAGACACCGGGCTCTCGGTGAGCGAGATGGCTCCGCTGTTCGCACCAAACGCACCAGAAGTGCATTGCAAGTGCGGCTTCAACCAGTTCGCCGCATTCCGCGACCGGCCATGCCCGCGGTGCGGACGTGAGGAGTGGGAGTAGATGGCAGACTCGACCGTCGTGACAGTTGCGGAGTATAACGCTGCCCATATCCTGCTGGACACTCCGCAGGACGCTGGGTTCTCGACGGGCAATATCCAGGCCGCCATCAATGGCGCAACCGACTGGCTTGAGAGCCAACTGTATCAGCCAGTACAACAGACCTCGCATACTGACATTTACAACGTGCAGCAGTCCGACTGGTGCAGTGTAGATACAGGTGGGAACCTAAATATCTACTTGAAATACTTCCCAGTTATCAGCTTAGATAACCTCTACTGGCGTATTACGCCATCGGATAACTGGACTCACGAGTTCGCCACGGACGACTATAGCTATGCTGACGACCTCCGGGTAATTCAGGTGCCGTTCGCGAACCCCTTCTGGCCGACGAGTTCGGTATACCAGCAGGTCAAGGTCGTGTATAGCAGCGGCTACCTCCAGGCTGCGATGCCCAACGACATCAAGCAGTCGGTAATTACCCTCACGGCAGCGCTGCTCAGCCGTGGCTATACGACTATCGACGGGGCAGGCCAAGTACACCGGCTGCTCTCGCAGGCCGACTGGCGAATGGTCAACGATACCATCGACAAGTACACCCGGAGGTTCTAAGCGTGGCCCGCGTCGAAATAACCCCCACGTTAGTAACCAGAGATGGCGTGGCTGACCCAGTAGCGGTGCTTGGCACAGCGGACGGTAACGCCTTCGCCAACACCGGCATAGCTTACGTTAGGGCCGAGAACCTGAACCTGAGTTCGACACGTACTATCACCTTCATTCTCCCACAGGTTATCGACGGCGAGACAGTCAACCCCAGGAGCGAGACTATCCCGGCAGCAAGCACCCGAACCTTTGGGCCGTTCCCAACCGACCTTTATAATCAAGCGGACGGCACGGTGTGGGTTGATGAGGATGCGGCGGCCCCTGCCGATATTTCGTTGCAGGTCTATACGCTCTGATGTTCACCTTCTCGATGACCATCACCCCCGACCTGGCGACCAAGGCGCAGAAGATGCGTCGGTTGCAGGAGGGCGGTATCTACGAGAGCACAGCCCGCATCGGCCAGCGGTGTGCCGATATTTACCTCCAGGCGCTTAAGGTCGAGGCCCCGGTATCGAAGGACGAAGGCGACCCACGGCCCCGAAAGTACCCCCACGGAACACTGCGTGACCGCCTCCGGAAGGTGCAGAAGACCTCGGCCTCTGGATACGTCTCGTTCGAGTTCCGCACCGTCCCGTATGCGGTATACGTCATCAATGACACCCGCCCGCACCGTATCCCCGGCTCACCACTACCGTACCCGCTGAAGTGGTACAAGGGCGGCCAGATGTACCTCGCACATGCCGTCAACCATCCGGGTACTAAGGCAAACCACTTCGCTGAAAAAGCCTGGGCAAAGGTGCACGGCCAGATTGAAGGCGAAATCAAGCGGGCAGGTCGCCGTCTCCTCTCGCAGGTACTGACATGAGTGCGACAACCATCAAGGTCGCTATCGCCCAGCTGCTTCGGGTCAACTTCCTGAACGGCAACACCTACCAGGGGTCGTCACTCCAGACCGTGACGACCCAATACGAACGTTATACTGCGAGCAGTAGGATGCCGCGGGCTATCGTCTGGGATGAGAACGCCCGTGAGGAACTTCTAGCTGGCGGTACTATCAACGCTGGCGTTCGCCGAAATATTGTGCCAATTGTTATCCGCCTCGTAGGCTACAGTGGGCAAGGCCAGGGGGGTGCTGAGTCGCAGGGCCTAGTATTCGATGCGTTAGTCGATGCGGTCTTACATCTCCTCCGGGTGCCCGCGAATGTTACACTAAGCGGGGCCGCTGATGTCCCTGGGTACTCAAAGGTGCTCTGGCAGGGCCTGAACGGGATACAGGTAACAAAGTATTTCCCGGAGGAGCGCCAGCAGTTCTTACTCTATCAGGCAGATATTCGGGTAGATGTCTGGGAGGACTACGACATTGACAGCTAACGATGACATTGTGCAGGTGCGGCGCAGGCCGGGTTTCAGCGGCGATGTTACCGCAACCCTGTATACTGGGGAGACGGTGACGTGGTGTGTTGGCGAGTGCATCCCGATGCGGCGAGCGGAGGCCGAGCAGCGTGACGATGCCGAGATTGTCATGCCGGAAATGAGCGATCCCTCGAAGGTGCAGGAGGAATAGATGGCACTCGTAACGACGAAGCGGCGGCTGGGTTACCTCGGCCTGAAGAAAGAGACCACCCCTGGTACGGGTGTCGCGCCGCAGTATTTCTACAAGCCTTCGGGCGATGTGCTCGTTCAGCAGTCGCAGTCCTTGATGGAAATCAGGAACGGCAATATCCGTGACCTGAGCGCCCACGTCAAGACGGAAATCCACGAGGCGGGGAACTTCAAGACCCTCTGGTATGCGTCGGAGGGCGCGGCCCTGCTAGCCTATTCGCTGGGTGCCGACTCGGTTAGCGGCGCGAGTGACCCTTACACGCATACCATTACGCTTGCCGACAATATCCCCTACGTTTCCTGTGAGCAGGGCATCGCTGAGAACAGCGCCGTCCTCCGTGGTGTTGGCTGCAAAATGGCCGACCTCACGATGGATGTGGCCGTCAACGAACCGTGCTACCTCACGGCTACTGTCCTCGGCGTGACGGAGGATGACAGCCAGCCAGCCGCTACGGTATCGTTCACGGACAGCACTGCTAACGGCCCGTTCATGTTCAACCAGGG